TGTTAACCTTATCAAGCAGGGGCTGTCCCGCTGTTCCATCCCCGGTACGGGACAGGACATAGACATCAACGTAGCCAGGCCGGTTATGGGTTTCCGGCCCATAGGCACCTGCATCCAGCACATCCGTATCGGCAGACTTCGCATGAAAGCGGTATGCGTTACGCGCGCCTGCTGTATTCAGCTGCGCCCATGAAAGCTGGATACGTTCGCGAAATGCCGCATCGTCTTCCAGTTCAGGCTCCACGGGCGGTATGGCAAGCGGATCGCCGGGCTTAATCACCTGCCGTTTAACGTTGAATGCGGCACCTATCTGATCAAGGTCTGCCTCTTTTGCACTCGCGAGAAATACCGCCCGCACAGCATCATTAACCCGCTGGAACGCCAGCGTCAGCTGGTAGGCATTCACCTCCCCCTGTTTAAACGTCGGATCGGATTCCACCAGCGCATCAAACTGCTTATCCAGTTCCCGCAGGCGCGCCAGCCATCGGGTGAATATTTCATTCGCATCCGGCACCACAATGGCATCCGGTACGTCCAGTTCGGACAGGTTGATCACGTCATAGCTGCTTGCCATAAATCGTTATGTCTCCCGTTCTGACAGGTAAATGGGTTTCCTTGTTGATCCCCTCGATATCCAGCACACAGCCGGACTCCCCGTCAGGAAAGGAAACAAGCACACGTGTTACCTTCAGCCGTGTCTCCCACCGGGCCAGTGCGGTCGCAGATGCGGCGATTATTTGTAGTCGGGTCAAATCATCCCGTGGGTTATCCACCAGCGAAAACAGATCACTGCCATAGTCACGGACAAGAACCCGGCTCCCGATGGGAGTGGTCAGAATGTCGCTGACGGACTGGCGCAAATGGGCGACGCCGGACAGGCGTTTTCCGGTCCGGTTGTTTACACCGTTCATGATTAAATTCCGTTGCTGAGTCGCCGGATGGCGTAAGGGTTAACCGAAGTAAGACGGGCCTATTTTGTCCTGCTTTTCTGATTTTTTCGAAGCCGCTGCGGGTTTACGAATATCCACGACAAGGTTGTAGGTGTAGCTGAATCCTGCTGACGTCAGAGAAAAGACCAGAGACTCAACCACCCAGGCCCGATCCTCACGGGAGCCAAAACCGGAAGTCGACACACTTGCTTCTGCTGTCAGCGGAACATGTTTAGGGCGACATGGCCCCGTGAGCGTCATTTTCTGCTCGTTACGCTTCGCCTGTGTTTTCCTGGAATTTGCCTGTTGCTCGGCGGTGTTTTTCTCCGACTGGGTATAGGGATTGGTCATCGCCGGGCCATCATGTTCAACGGAGGAGGTCTTTGTCGTGCCGTCCTCCTCGTCGTAATAACGCACGCCGATTTTCTCTTTGGCTTTACCTCCGCTCCCCGTAGCTTTCCCCGTCGAACTCCCCCGCTCACCTTCACTGTAGGACCAGTTTGATACTCCATCCGGTGTGATGGTGATCCCGCCAGTCTGTTTTCCTGAAGCCGTTGCCGTGGCCCCTTGCTGTAAGAAAAGCCAGTAGCCTCCTGATGGTTTGCTCACTGCGTTGTAGTCACGTGCAAGCCTTGCGAGCAGGTTGGCATCGGATTCCGCCACCTGATCGATGTGATTGATATGAATATCTTTGAGAACGTCGGCCACGCGGGGGATCAGCCCGTTATCGGTGGCCACTGTTTTGACAATATCGGCAAGGCGAAGGTTATCCCAGCTCCGGGTTTTCTGGCTTGTCACATCTCCGGGTTGTTTCTGGGCGTTCATCGGCGCGGCGGTCGCATAAAGCTCAATACGCCTTGGCGGGCCGCTGCTCGAGACACCACTGACAACAAACCAGCCTTTATCGATCAGCTGGTCATTGAATCCCAGAGCAACCCGAAGCCGGGCACCTTTAGTGGGAAGCGCCAGCGTTTCAGAGTTGAGGCTGATTTTCAGTTCATCGGCTTTTGCTGTTGCCCCACCATAATCCGTCAGGGTCAGTTCACTCAGGCATTGTTGCAGCACCCGGGTTATATCTTTCCCTTCGGCCTGAATGCTGAAGGCCGGCGCATATTCCGGCATCGCTGTCTGATCTGCCATATCAATCCCATAAACTGAATGGCGATTCCGCTACGGGCGTCACCAGATCCGGCAGTGTGATATACAGGCCGGAAGAATACATAGCCCCCTGATCCGCCAGCCCCTGATTGGCTTCAAGAACCTGAGTCACTGAATCTGAGAGATTTTCAGTACCGTAATGCACGGCACAGATTGCATCCAGGACATCTCCGTCACGGGTTTGATAGATCGTCGGCATAGTGTTTTAGCGTCATCGTCCAGTTTTTATTTCGGTGACCGCCACCCGGTAAAAACTTACTCGTCGTGTCTGAAAAGTCGGTCACCACCCACCAACCCAGCACATCGCCTTCTCCGCTGACAAGCTGCTGGGGTTTCGCCTGTTCGGCAAGATCAAATAAATCATTTACCCCTTCCACCCCTTTACGGAAAAAGGCGTGAGACTGCCCTTCCAGCCTGACGGTACGCCCAGGCTTTCCGGTGTACTGAAGAAGGTCCTGTTTGCCGATGCGTTCCTGTTCACTCCAGCGCCAGCTGGCCTCACGGGTGAGCTGATGATAAGCCGCTGTATCAATCGAAAAGGCGAAACTCCCCAGCATCATCATCACGCGGGCTTCCTGCCCACCCCGTAATGCGCCTGTACTGCGCTGACCGGAATCTTCAAATATCGGGATAATTTCACTCACCAGACAAGTCCCCCATCCAGAAGGCTGTTATCACCATTAAAGGCAGAATTGTTTTTCGTCACCGTGGTCACTTCATCGGCAATCGCTTTCTCATCCTGTCCCGGCGCGGCATTAATTTCGAAGTGGTACTCAAATTTGCGGTTATCGGTTATCTGCCGTGATGGTGGCTGCTTATCCAGTACATCCATTTTCTGAAGCAGACTTTCCCAGTAACCGCCCGTGCTCTCGTCTTTCAGAATCACCGGCTCAGCAGGTGAACTGTCTGTTGCAGTAACATTCCTGTCCTGCTGCCCGGCGGGAAGAAGGGGAGCATTCGGATACTTATCCCCTGCGCGGGCGCTTTCTCCTTCCCCCTGGCTGTACGTCAGCACTGATGGTTCTCTTTCCCACTGGCTGGCAGATGTTACCGGCTCATGCGCGTAATTATCCCAGGCTCCGGCACTGCTTTCCGGTTCCTCTTTAACGGTTTGCGCGACATGGTCCTTATTTTGCTGTAGCGCCGCATTCCAGTTTAAAAGCGAATCGCCGCCTTCCGGTGACAGGTATTTATCAAGCGATTTGTTAAACGCCTCATCGTCGCTGTCAGGACCGAACCATCCACGGGTATCGTTCCATGACTCTTTTACTTTTTCTGGCAAGTCAGGATGAGTTGCCAGTTGCTGCGAAAACCATTCTCCCTGGCCTGTCTGCTCAGCTCTGAGGCGAGCCATATTCATTCCGTTACCAGCCAGCGTTTTCAATACATCGCGCTGGTCATTTCGTTCATCCGGAAGTAACCAGGACAGTTTTTTAGCCAGCGCGTAAATAATTTTGCCGACAAAAACCACCCCCTGCCCGAACGACAGAACGCCGGGATAGAGGTCGTTTCGCAGGAAAGTCACAATGCGCTTGATCCCGCCACCTTTGAACCAGTCAGCAAGATCATTTGTCAGATTACGGATATCAGGCGCCAGTTCATTTCCCAGTTGCCCGGAAATTTCAGCAACAGCAGAAGAGAAAACAGTGCGGAGATTATTGATAGCCTGATTACCCGCAACCGCCCCATCAGCCCCCTCTTTAGTCACAAGGTTGTAGCGCCGCTGTTCGTCCATCAGGTCGCGGTAGCTCCGGCCAGACTGCTTGATAAGCATCAGCAGTTTGCTCGCTTCCCCGCCAAAAAGAGAATCCAGTGCGAAGGAGGCTTTTGACTCGTCCTGAAGGCTGAGCGCCCGTTCAACAATTTTGTCGAACTGCGCTATATCGCTGAGCCCGGCAAAATCCCCCGCTTTGAACCCGAGCGTTTCAAACGCATCCTGCAGCGAGCCCTGCTTACCGTTCTGTTTATACTCCCCGGATTTGTGCAGATACTCTTCAAAGAGATCGCCAATGTTTTCCGCATTCATGTCGTACTGCTTCGCCAGAGAATCCCAGGCATTAAACGTGGCCACGTCCACGCCGTAACTTTTTGCGACATTAGTGCGGGTTGCCGTTTCAGCATTGGTGGCAGCTGGCGCTATCAGTGTGCCAAGTGCTGAAGCCACCACACCGCCACCGCCAATAGCCAGCCCGGACCCAAACATCCCGCCCACCTGCCCGGCGATCCCCAGACCGCGCCGGAACAGACCTTTACCGGCTCCTTTGAATGCCTGAATGCGCTGTGCTTTTTGCATCTGTACATTTAGTTTCTGCTGCTCCGTCTCCGTTTTGCGGATTTCCCTGGAAACATCGGTATAGCGGCGCTTCAAATCCCCGAGGCTTTCACCGGCCAGTTTGGCGCGCTTGATTTCTGCTGCCAGTCTGGTCTGGTCTTTTGTCAGTCGTTCGGACTGCTTTCCGACATCTTTCAGGCTTTTTTGCAGACCATCTGCAGATCGTTTCCATGAATTATCCAGGTTTCCGCCAAAGGTAATGACGGCCTTAAGGTTCTGGCTTATTCCGCCCACGGTTTATCGTCTCCAGTTCGTCGGTCAAAAAATCAGAGAAAGTGCTGAACGGCATATCGAGGTATTCCGCCATCGGAAAATGCAGTCGCCGCCCCAGAAATCTTATTGCCCGGAGGAGCCCGCCTTCGGTCGCTTCGCGGGCGGGAGCATAAAAACGTTAAAGGCATCCAGCAGCTGTGAGTAATCTGCCGCCGTCATCAGCCAGAGATCCTGTTCACTGAGATTGCACAGCAGCGCAATCATGCGGGCTTCTTTCTCCTCTTCGTTGCCGCGGTCTTTAGCATGAGTGATACGATCGCGAACCAGTGGTTCACGCATGGTGACTTCATCGATCACAACCCCGCTATCAAGTGATACGGGGGAATACAGTTTTATAACGCGGGTTTCACCAGGAAAGCTCATAATGTGCTCCATAAAAAAACGGCCCGCAGGCCGTTACAGTTGTGGGGTAACAGTAAAATCAGAGACGCACTTTGGCAGCCAGGCCAGAAAGCACATCCACGCCATTCACCCGGCGGGCGAAACGCTCTGTATCGATGGCGAACAGTTCGCGCCCGTCCAGTGACTGACGGTAGTAGCTGACAGCAATATCAACCGTCACGGCATTTTCGGAAAGCGTGTCCTTACTCCGCGCATCCGGCGTGACGGTCTGTACAAACCCCTCGATTTCCTCAACCGTACCGCGTGCAGTGCCGTTACCGAGATAGCCCTGATAAGCCGTAAAGCGTGAACGGCTGCCGCTGACAAAACCAAAGCTGGCCAGCATATCCGTATCTATCCCATAAAATTTAACCTGACAGGTCAGTGCTTCCATGCCGTCATCAACCGGGGTGGGCGCATCCTGTGCGCCGGTACGCAAATCCGTTTTAACAATAGCCAGAGACGGCGGCGTAAATTCATGCGCCCCCTGGATACGGATCCCCTGCCGGAAGAAGGTCCAGACGCGTAGTGTGTTTTTATCGCTCATGCTGCAAGCATCTCCTCAAGCGCATAATTATTGTTCACCCGGACGCGCAGGCTGATAAGTTCAGTCGGCGATTTCGGACCAAAGTCATAGTTGATGTACAGGACACCCGACGCCATGGTTTCCGCTGTGTTCAGTTCTTCATCCAGCCAGGCCCGGCCACCGAATATGGCGCCAAGACCGACCAGTTGCCGCATATAGGCATTGATGGTACCGATAATGTCATCCGCATTTTCCCGGTCCAGTGGGCGGTCAACATACTCCAGCATGGTTTCCTGAATGCTGTCCTCAATAACATCAGCAGTACGGCGGACAGATTCAAAACGCCACTGTGGATTGGTAGCACACAGGCGGTTACCCCAGTGTTTAAAACCCGCCCGGCGGATAATGGTGGACACGTTCTGCATGTTGAGCAGGTTTGCATCGCAGTTCTCATCCCCGAGGATAAATTCATCGATCTGCTCAACACCGAGGATGTTGTTGATGTCCTGGTTCGACTTGCTCCACCACCAGCCTTTTTCAAAGTCGATGCGGGCGCGTAACCCGGCAGCAAACGCAGAGTAAGGGCGATAAACCAGCTGGCCATCTGCATCGCTCGCCTGGACCCGCGGGCGCAACAGTTCAGTTCGTGCGCCATAGGACTGGCGACGCTGTACCACTTCCTGCAGCGTCGCACCGGAGGCGCAGTCAACATATGCAACGGCGCGCAATTTCCCGGCCACGGTTTCCAGCCCCTTACCAACCGCATCGTCCTCACTGAATCCTGGTGCAATCACAATACGCGGCTGGTACGTGGTAACAGATTTCGCTGAAGACAGGGTGCCGATCCCCTTCAGTACCGCAGCGCGTCGTTTTGCCACATCGTTTTCATCTGCCACACGCACCACCACCGTCAGCGCATTACGCTGATCGTTAATGTCTGTCAGTGCCTGTTTCAGCGTACCTTTTTCACCCAGGCGGGATAACAGCGTGGTGCCGACGACCGCCACCGGCGTATTGAGTGGAAAGGGTTCATCTTCACCCCCCGCTAATTGCAGGCTGAAGGGCTGGACAATCCCGTCACCGCGCCCACTCGCACTGACTTTTGCGCCATCAACACCACCGACAGCCTCAGCAACATCTCCGGGTTTAGCCGTGATAACACCGAGCTCATCACAACCCAGCGTGATTTTCAGTGTCAGCGATTCAGGCTCCCAGCTTGCTGACGTCACAACCGCAGCAGGATTTTCGGCTGCCGGCTGTCCGGCCAGCGCAGCGACATTGATGACATTGCCTTCCCGCCCCTTAATGGTTGCAGTGAAGTCGATAACGTTATCGAGAATGGGTGTACCGGATGATCCCGATGCGGCTGTTCCCCCCGACGCATCAGGTGCCGTTCCCACCAGGCCGATAATGGCGGTCTGAATCGTGGTAACCGCCACCGTACCCGAGGTGAGTTCAATAGTTTCAACGCCATGTAACTGAG